GGGCAGAATACGATTACGATTACAAACGGCGCGCTCGGCGATACCATCACGGCGCAATCGGTCGCGTTTGCCAAAGTGCCGACGGTTGAATACGCCAAGGACGGCAAGTTCAACGAGTGGCGTTTCGACGCAATCGATGTTGATTTCGGGCTCGGTAAATAATGGAAGCGGTCGTCAACGGGCAAACCTATAGCGCCGGCAAACTCGACGCCATGAAGCAATTCCATGTTGCGCGGCGCCTCGGCCCGGCAATTTGGACATTGATATTAACGTCGGTCGGCTCGGTGCAAGCGGTATTGCCCGAGGGCGGCGCGACGACCGTTGCCGACACTGTGGCTAGTTTGGGTGATGCCGAGACGTTGCGCGGGCTCACCGCCTCGATTGGGCCGCTCGTGGGCATCCTGTCGACAATGGGGGATGCGGACGCCGAGTACGTTATCCACGCGTGTCTGGCGGCCGTGTCGCGCCGTTCTGGCGATGGTGGGGCGCCGATCCAAACCGCCGAGGGGCATTTGCTCTTTTCCGATATCGACATGCCCGTCATGCTGCAACTCGTGTTTTCCGTGCTGCGTGAGAATCTCGCAAATTTTATGCACGCCCTGCCGTTTCAGGACTGAGAAACCGGGGGGCGCACGCGGTCGAGTTGTTGAGCCTGGCCGACGGCGAGGGGTACTTAATGCGCCCGGTATTGCGCGGACTGTGCCGATACGAGAGTTTGAAGGGTTGCACGCTCGATCTGTGCGATATCGCGCGAATGAATGACGCGCTCGACATTGATGAAGAAAACCGCGCACGCATAACAGAATGGGCGAACGGAAATAATGGCCGCTGACACCGATATCATTCGCGAGTTTCTCGTAAGCCTCGGCTTTCAAATCGATCAATCGGGCTTGAAAAAGTTCGTCAACGGACTTGACACGACCAACCGCGGCGCGATCGCCGCCGGCAAATCCGTTATTGGCGTCGGCCTGGCCGCGCAAGCGATGGTCGCCACGTTCGCAAACTCAATGGAAAAGTTGTATTACTCGTCGCGCCGTACAGGTGCGTCGGTCGACAACATTCTCGCCCTCGACTCGGGGTTCCGCCGCATCGGCTTGAGTGCCGGTTCCGCGCAAGAGGCGCTCGAAGGTATGGCGGCCGCGGTTCGGATGAACCCCGGCATGCGCTCGTTAATGGATGGGTTGCTCGGCAAAGATTCAAGCAAGATGGACCAAGGCGCGGCGATGCTCGAACTCGTGCAAAAGCTGTCGTCAATGCCACACTTTCAAGGCGCGCAATTCGCGCAAATGTTCGGCATCGATGAAAAGACGTTCTTGATGTTAAAGGACGGCATGCCCGAACTTGTGGCCGCCGAGGAGCGACATTTGGCGCTGTTGAAAGCTGCCGGCGTCGACGGTCAAACCGCGGCTGAGTCTGCGAAAGAATACGCGAACAGTTTGCGCGACCTCGGCGACAAGGTTTCGGTACTCGGCAAAAAATTGTCGGTTGAACTGCTGCCGTATTTCCGCGAATTGAACAAGGGCGCAAACCACGTACTCGACTCGGCGTTACAGCTCAAGCCGGAAGACTTTAACGCCAAGAACGCGAAGGGGTTCGCCGCTGAAACATGGGGCAACTTCAAAGCCTGGCTGAAAAAGTCAACCGACGACCGACAAAAAGAATACGAGGCGAGTTGGCGCTCACATGGGGCAACGCCGCAATTGCCCGGCCCTGCCGTCAAGCCCGCATTGCCCGCCCCCGTGGCGCCGCGTGCGTCGGCCGGTACCGGCGCGCTGTTTGCCAACCTTGAAAGCAAGTACCACTTGCCGCCGGGCCTGCTCGACCGCGTATGGGCCAAAGAGTCGGGGCGCGGTAAATACATGCACTCGCCCGCTGGCGCCGAGGGGCATTTCGGCTTTATGCCGCCGACCGCCCGGCAATACGGGCTCGCCGATCCGAACAACCTCGAACAGTCTGCCGACGCGGCCGCCCGCAAGTACGCCGACCTCTTGCGCAAATACAAGGGGAGTCTGCCAATGGCGGCCGCCGCGTACAATTGGGGCGACGGCAATCTCGACAAAAAGGGCATGGCTCGGGCGCCGTTTGAAACGCGCGATTACGTCGCATCGATCGCGGGCGCGCAAGCTGGCAAACAAATTACGATCAATCAAAAAACCGACATTCACGTCAACGGCGCCGATAGTCCGCAAGCGACCGGCCGTGCTATCGGACAAGTGCAAGACCAAGTTACCGGCACAATGGTTCGCAATATGAGGGGGGCTGTATCATGAGTTTCGTGCTGCCCGCGTTATCAATCGGCATGGGCTCGTTTCGGTTGCGACCGACGCGAGGATTTTACCCGTCGGCCCAAACGGCGAACGTCGGACCCATTCAGCCGATGATCGCGCACGCGACGATTGACGAGACGCACCGCGACGATTTGGAAATTACCGAGCATCCGGTCGAACTCGGCGCCCCGATAGCGGACCATTCATTCATGCGCCCGGCCGAGGTTACGATCCGTTGTGCCTGGTCGAACTCCCCGCCCGGCTCGCCCGGTTTGCTCGGGGCGGCGCTCGGCGTCAAGGTGCCGGGCATCGCGTCGGCACTCGGCGCATTTGCCACTGTGACCGCCGCGCAATCGCTGTTGTCGGGTAACTCGCCGAACCAAGCGCGGGCAATCTATATGCAACTGCTCGAATTGCAATCGGCGCGTATTCCGTTCGACGTCTATACGGGAAAACGCGTATATAAAAATATGCTGTTCAAGTCGCTGTCGGTCACAACTAACGCCGAGCGCGAGAACAGTCTCGAAGTGACTGCCGTTTGTAAGCAAGTCATTATCGTACGCACGCAGGCGGTTAGCGTGCCGGTCAATGCGAGCGCGCAAGGGACGCCCGAGAAAACGACGCCGGTAATCAACGCCGGGCAAAAACACCTCAAGCCCGCCGCCCTCGGTAGCGGTCTATTCGGGATTCTATAAAATGGCTGACGTTTTCGAGGTACCGACCACGCCCACGCCGCAAACGTTTTCGATAGCGCTTGCCGGCGTGCTGTATCGGCTCACATTGAAATGGAACGTAACGGCGCAAGTGTGGGCGCTTGATATCGACGGCGTCGACGGCGTACCGGTTCTGTGCGGCGTGCCGGTTGTTACGGGCGTCGACTTACTCGAACCATTCGCATACCTCGAACTCGGCGGCAAGCTGTTCGCGATGACTGACAACGACGCCGACTTGCCGCCCGCATTTGGCAACCTGGGGACCACGGCTCATATCTATTGGATCGCGCAATGACCGCCGGCCAGCAATGGATACGCAAATTTACCCTTGTGGTCGCAGCTGGCGCTGATGGGCTCGACCTGTCGGCGTTGCGTTGTAAGTTTAAAGTAAGCCAATCGGACAACGAAAGCCCAAACACGGCAACGATACGCGTGTACAACCTGTCGGACGATACTGTCAAACAGATAACCGGGCGAACCCCCGTCGAGTACACGCGCGTCGTATTGCAAGCCGGTTACGAGGGCGCCGCGTACGGCGTCATTTTCGACGGCACGATCAAGCAATTTCGCCGCGGCAAAGAGAACGCGACCGACTCGTATCTCGATATCCTGGCCGCGGCCGGCGACATTGAATACAATTTCGGCGTCGTGAGTTCTACCATTGCCGCCGGCTCGACCTCGCAGGACCGCGTTAAAACCGTTGCCGCCGCGATCGGCATGCCTGTCGGACAAACCCCGACGCTCGGTACCGGCGGCGTTCTGCCCCGCGGTAAAGTGCTTTGGGGCATGGCTCGCGCTCTTGTGCGCGGCGAAGCATTCACACGGGGCGCCTCGTGGTCTATACAAGACGGCAAAATTGACATTGTGCCGCTCGACGGATACCTACCGGGCGAGGCGGTCGTATTGAGTGCGCTAACCGGCCTGGTGGGGTTGCCCGAGCAAACCGAGCAAGGGATCAAGGCGCGTTGCCTGCTTAATCCAAAATTGCGCATTGGCGGGCTTTTCCAAATCGACAACGCGAGCATTAACCAAACCACGCAAGCCGATTTGCGCGCGTCGAGGTTTCCCGAGCGTAACCTGCCGGCCGGTCAAGTGCCGTTCGACAAGTATGCCGGGGTCCAATTATTTGCCGATGTTACCGCCGACGGGTTTTACCGGCTTTACGTCGTCGAGTTTATCGGCGATACTCGCGGGCAAGACTGGTATGCCGATTTGATCGGGCTCGCGGTCGACAAATCATCGGGAAAAGTGCTCGCAAACTGAACCGGCTAGAACGTATCGACGACCCCGAGGCAACCATGCGCGATATCTTGCGCGGTTGGCAGTCGGGCGTATACACCGCCATGCCGGCGATTATCCAGAGTTTCGACGCTGCAAAGCAAACCTGTACCGCCCGTGTGACCATCGCCGCCCGCGTGCAGTCGCGTACCGACGCCGCCCCGCTGCCTGGTGCCGTGCTCGACGTGGCGCCGTACTGGTGGTCCGAGTTGCCGTTGCTGGTCGACGTGCCGGTCGTGTTTCCAAATGGCGGCGGGTACACGTTGACCTTTCCGGTTGCCGCGGGCGACGAGGCGTTGATTGTGTTCGCCTCGCGCTGTATCGACAACTGGTGGCTTGCCGGGGGCGTCCAATCGCAAGCCGATTTGCGCATGCACGATCTGTCTGATGGTTTCGCGTTCGT